TAATCCTGGCACGTCGCTGGAAGCTTCGCATTTCATGGTGGGTACTGAAAATTTGCTTTATGAAGACGAGCCGTGGGGCCGCAATAACATGTTGCTGAGCTTTGGTTCAGCGATCTATGAAACGATGCGCAAAAAAGAAATCTATTGTGCTGGCGTGATTGCAGGTAAAAGGGACGTGATAACTGATCTGTTTCTAAATATTTTCTTGCTTTGTCGCGGCAGCCCTTCTAATGTTGCTGGCGGCGGTGGTCCCGATCAGGCGGCACTCAATGTTCTATTGGCCACATTTCCATACAATATGCTTGCAACCAAATTAACAGCCGCTTGTAATTACATTTGCCATGCAGGTACTACCCTTGACGCCATCAAAGCCGGTAGTGGTGAGATTGGACATGAGTATATGAAAAATCCAAATCTTGCAGCATTGAAGCAATACGAAAAGAAATTGCTCTACATGTCACCCAAATTTGTAGACGGTAAAGTCTGCACCTATCATGGCGATCCCTATTTCATTGTGCATCAATATGACCGAGTGCCAGAATGGAAAAAATCATTCTTAGAACAATATGGAGAAAATAGATGACCGTAATTCCTACCGACCTTGATTTCATGACAGTCGAGGAATTGAAAAAGACCGAAGTTGGCTGGCCGCTGGATTATGTTGCGACGCGCGGCCTTGCGCCTTATATCTCACGTCTACGCGGCGATAAACATGTTGGTGTTGAAATTGGTACCTGTCGCGGCGAAAGCGCCTATTACCTGCTGGAAAGGTGCCCCTTCATTAAAATTCTATACACCATCGATCCTTATACTGAATTTGAAGACTGGGTCGGCATCATTCCGCAGGAAACCTTGGATCGCCAGTACGAGATTGCCAAGACGAATTTGAACAGGTTTGGTGATCGCGTCAAGATGATCAAGAAGCGGTCGGACGACAAGGAAGTCATTGACATGTTCGAAAAGGATTCGCTTGATTTTCTGTTTGTCGATGGTGACCATTCGTTGGAAGCAACGCGCAATGATCTAGTAAATTATTATTCCAAAGTTAAACGTGGCGGTTTAATTTGCGGCCACGACTACGGGCTACCTTCTGTAAGATCAGCAATTAGTGAATTCAGAAAAATATGTAAATGCAATACACCATTACAGATGACTACAAATAATGCATGGTTTTTTACCAAATAAGAGGCGCGTGAAAATGAAACGACCGCTTGTCCTTGGATTTGCCGACACCTTTGGCACCGCGATCAACTTTTTTACTGACGTTCTTGGTCAACGTTATGATATTACGCGCGACGACGAGAGTCCTGATTACTTGATCTTTGGTGACTCAAATTTCGGTGAAACCCATTATCGTTTTAAGCAATCGAAGAAGATTTTCTACACAGGCGAGAATGTGCGGCCAGTGTATTTTGGCTACGATCATGCTATGACGTTCGACCATGAGAATAGTCCAAAACATTATCGGTTACCTTTGTATGTGCTAGAAATGAAACAGCATGTCTACGAAGAATGGACGAAAGATTATCTCTATTTGGTCAATGAGCGACCGAAGATCGATTGGGAAAAGGCATACAACGAAAAGACTAGGTTCTGCACATACGTCCAAACCAATCCAAACAATCAGATACGCAACCAATTTTTCCACTTCTTGCATGACAAACAAGGGGTGGATTCTGGTGGTCCACACCTGAACAATGTCGGTTATGTCTTGCCGCGCGACAACATACGACGCAAGCACGAATTCATTCGCACACGGAAATTCAACATCGCCTTTGAAAACGGCAGCCATCCAGGCTACTGCACCGAGAAAATTCTTGAAGCGTTCTATGCCGCCACCATTCCAATCTACTATGGTTCGCCTACTGTGCATTTCGACTTCAACCCCAAGGCATTCGTCAATTGCCATGAATACAAGGGCTTCGAGGAAGTGTGGGAACGGGTGCGAGAATTAGACAGTAATAAGAATAAATATCTCGACGTATTGACACAACCAGTTTTCGTGAATAACATACCAAATTCTTATTGTGACCTAGATAATCTATTGAATTGGTTTGAAACTTTTGTCTATGAAGGGTAATTGATAATGGCAAAGATTCTCTTCGTCGTACACCGCTATACTCCATTTGAAGGTGGTAGTGAATTTTTCGTTAGAGATATGGCCGAAGAATGCCTGCGTCGAAAGCATGATGTAGCTGTTCTAGCCCATGCCCATCAAGGCGATCAAAATGGAGTTACAGTTACCAGTGATTATCAAGCGTTAGTGCAAAAGTGGGATTTAATTTTGGTGCATGGTGGTGACGTGGTAAGCCAAAACATTGCGCACCAAAACTCGTTTGTAATTAATAAAGTGAGCCCAGTGGCGTATATGTTGATTAAACCGAGTGCGAGTGAAGTGTGCATGAATGGATTGAAACATCACAAATTTCTCACCTACTCAACATCGGCCGACATCGAATTCCTGAAGAAAATGAATGTTTGGGATAAGGCGCGACGCATTCGACATGGAGTGGTTCCAGAACAGACCATCAAATTAAAATTTATTCATCATCAAGGTACGTTTGATTCAAACAAAAAGAAAACGTTCGTCAGTGCGGGTGGTTTTTTCCCACATAAGGCAATGGTACCGTTGGCCGAAGCTTTCGAGAACGCCAACATTCTAGGTGCTGAGCTACGCCTTTATGGATATTTTGATGGTCCTAAACCAGTCGAGACCGATAAGGTGAAAGTATTCTTTGGCGAACCAAAAGACACAGTGATGCTGGCGATTGTCAATGCCGACGCCTATATCATGAATTCAAATGAAGAAGGTTTCGGCCTTGTTCTATTGGAAGCCATGCTGAACAAAACGCCGTGGTTTGCTCGTAATATCGCTGGCGCAAAGGATATGGCACGTTATGGTAATATCTTCGAAAACGAAGAAGAATTGATGGAGAAACTGTTCACATTCAAGCCCAATAAACGACAGATAGATGACGCCTACAATTATGTAATGGCAAACCATACCATTCATGATACAGTAAATGACATCGAAGACATTTTACTGGAAACAATGTAATGAATATTTCCTATGGGATACCGCTAACCCCAGGCTATGATGAAAAGCAAGTCCAGGCTTTGGTTGACAGCATTGACCTACAAGGCAAGCAGATTTTCCATGACTATGAAATAATTCTCTGTGGCGAATACCGAAACGACATTCGATCCAGCCATGAACCAGTTGTTATCCCATTCGACGAAACCATGAAACCAAAATGGATTACCGCCAAGAAAAATCGCATTATCGAGAAGGCAAGATACGACACACTTTGCCTACTACATGATTATTATCTGTTAGGACCGGAATGGTATTCTGGCCTTCTCGATTTTACTATGTTGATCAATCCACGCTGGAAAGTTCTGCTCAACAAAATCACCACTTTTGAAGGCACACGACACAGCGATTGGCTGGTCAATCCCTCGTATATGGATGAAGTTATTCGGCGTTACCCCCACCTTGACCAGCAATTGCGGGACTACGGGCCGCACGAGCGCAATGGGGCGCGTTTTGTCAATGGGCTGCCTTATGGCGAACAAGGGTTGCGGCATATCCAGTACAACAGCGGCGGCTATATATTAGCAAAGACTGACGTGTTCCGTGAAACCCCATTCGACGAGCGTTATGCGTGGGGCGAAGCGGCGGAAGATTTGATTTGGAGTGAAGGCGTAATCAATAAAGGGCATCGATTTGACTTCAATCCATTTAGTTCGTGTACGTTGCAAAAGCCGGGAAAATGGCATCTATGCGAAATGACTCCTGAATGTATCAGACGTTTGAAAGAAGTATTTGGAGAAGACTTATAACATGTATAATAAGCTGGTGATTTTCGATTTAGACGGTGTGCTTGTTGATAGCCGTGAAATGCATTTCCTTGCATTAAATGATGCCCTGAAAGCATTAGGGCAGCCTACCATTACAATGGAAGAGCACCTGTCAACATATGATGGGTTGCCGACAACGGCAAAACTGAAATTGCTAACTGAACGAAAAGGAGTGCCTGTTGAACTTTATGATAAAATTTGGGAAGCCAAGCAACGCTACACCATCATTCGCATCTATGCCACACAACCAAATCAAAAATTAATTGATATTTTCAAGCTATTGGCAGGTAACGGCTATAAGATCGCAGTGGCTTCCAATGCTATTCGTGCCACGGTAAAGCTCTATTTGCTACAACTAGGGATTATGGAATGGACCAATCATTACCAGTCTAATGAAGATGTGTTTCGTAACAAACCATACCCAGAAATGTATTGGAATTTGATGACAGCACTCAATGCGATTCCGGCCACGACATTGATTATCGAAGATAGCCACATCGGCAGGCAAGGCGCAATTGATAGTGGCGCTAAACTGCTACCTGTTGAAAATTCAGAAGATTTAACAAAAGAGAAAATCATGACAGCGTTGATTGATGTTGAAGAAGCCCAGAGAACAAACATTCCATGGCGTGATGCCAAGCTCAACGTCGTCATTCCCATGGCTGGTGCAGGCTCTAGGTTCGCTCAAGCTGGCTATACGTTTCCCAAGCCATTGATCGATGTGCAAGGCAAACCAATGATCCAATTGGCGGTTGAAAGCCTGAATATCGAAGCCAACTATATTTTCATTGTACAGAAAGAACATTATGAAAGGTATAGCCTGAACTACATGCTGAACCTACTCGCACCCAATTGCAAAGTCGTCCAGATCGAGGGCATTACCGAAGGTGCGGCATGTACAGTTTTGGCTGCCAAGAGTTTGATCAATAACGACAATCACCTACTGATAGTCAATTCAGATCAATACGTTGAATGGAATTCTAACGAGGTAATGTATTCGTTTGCCGCAGATCAAATCGATGGTGGCATTGCTACCTTCAAATCAATGCACCCCAAGTACAGCTATGTGCGCCTAGACAGAAATGGTTTTGTGTGCGAGGTTGCCGAAAAGAAAGTGATTTCCGACATGGCAACGGTTGGTCTTTATTATTGGACAAAGGGTTCAGACTATGTTAAGTATGCTGAACAAATGATTATCACGAACAAACGTGTGAACAACGAATTCTATGTTGCACCAGTTTATCAGGAAGCAATTGACGACGGTAAACTCATCAGGGCAAAGAACATTCCGGCTATGTGGTCATTAGGCACACCAGAGGACTTGTCCTATTTTCTGCAGGAACACAGATGATATTCGACGTTCTGGGGCGTTTTACGCGCGGTTGGCTTATTGGAGATTTTGAGCCGTCACTTCTTCGAACCAAGGAATTTGAAGTGGGATTACTCGAACATAAAAAGGGTGAGAAATGGCCCAACCACATCCATAAACTTGCTACCGAATATAACGTGCTCATCAAGGGAAAAATGCGTGTAAATGGGATTGCTATATATGAAGGTGAAGTGTTCACCATTGAAAAAGACGAAGCTGCTAAGCCAGAATTTCTTGAAGATTGCTTAGTATTAGTTGTAAAGGTACCATCAGTTATAGGTGATAAACATGAAGTCATTTGATATTTACCATGAAAGAACAAAAGAAATCGATGATAATTATGTAGTAGTAACATATCGATTAGCCAGCACTGAAAATGTAGCCAAAGCGGCGTGGGATTTAGCTATTGGTCAGTCAGTCGGCAATCCAAATGTGCGCAACGCTTGGGAAACTGATGAGCTATTAGAGAAACATTCATGCATTATCCTGGCAGACAAGAAAAGCCTACTGCTATTCGAGGAATGTGATGTCCAAATTGGCTTTCCGATAATCAATTTGGATTGGGAAGAAGACGGCATTTCCCATTTGCTATGCATGATCATGGGCGGGCAAATGGACATTCAGCATATTACCAAATGCCGAATAGTTGATATTCAGTTCCCTGATAAAGTGAAAAGAGTTTTCGGCAAACCACGCTATGGTTTGTCGGGAATGCGAGCATTCACCAAACGCTACGATGTGCCCTTGTTGGGCGGCATCATCAAGCCAAAAACTGGTTTGAGTCCTGAGCAATTACTGGACATGACCAAGCAGTTAGTAGACGGCGGCGTTGACTTCATCAAAGAAGATGAAATTCTTTCCAATCCAATATTTTGCCGCCTGGACAAACGTGTTGAGTTAATCGCCAATTACCTTGCCAAGAGCGGCAACAGAGTCGTGTATGCACATTGCATAAACGCCGACCCGCACGACCTTTTGGCTCGTGCATTAAGAGTATGTGATGGCGGCGGTAATGGCGTACACGTCAATATCTGGTCAGGCTTTGGTGCCTACCATGCGATACGGCAAATGGGGCTGCCGCTTTATCTACATTATCAAAAGAGCGGCGATAGGGTCATCACCAACCCATCAAACGCATTCAGTATTTCTTGGCGTGTGTTGTGTAAATTGGCTGCATTGAGTGGCGTCGATACCATTCACACCGGCATGTATGGCGGCTATCTCAGCGATGATGAAGCCGAATTGAGAGAATTGATGACCATGTTGCAAGAGTATAACGTTGTGCCTGCTTTGTCTTGTGGGATGCACCCAGGGCTAGTTAATATGGTTACTGACAAATTTGGTTGTGATTACTTGGCTAATGTCGGCGGTGCAATCCACGGCCACCCAGATGGCACCAAGGCAGGCGCTTTAGCTATGCGGCAGGCCATCGTTGGGCGCATTAATGGTTCTGAATATATTAGCGCTATCGCCAAATGGGGACTGAACAAATGACAGATTGGAAACGCGTTAATCCAGATATTGAAACCGACGATTACCATATCATAGGTTACATTGCTGGTTACCTACATGAACAGGAAGGCACCGATTTTTCAGAAGCAAATCGGTACCAACTGAAAGAACACTATACGAAACTGAAGAAGTGTAATTGCATTCTCGAAATTGGTGTGGACAACAATCCAGACCGCTCGCGAACAAGCACCCGCACCCTTCTCAACATGAAGGACGATTCCACCTACTATTTTGGAATTGATATTCTGGATAAGTCCTATCTTGACGACCCAAGCAAGAACATCTACACTTTGAAGGAAAATTCCAGCAACGTTGAAGTTGTGATAGATTTTATTTATGCAAACAGCGAAGGCTTCAGGAAGATTGATTTTATATTTCTCGATGGTTGGCATTCGATCAGACAATGCGGCATAGAATGGAAAGGCTATGTAAAGAAATATCTATCCAGAAATGGAATTGTGGGTTGGCATGATAGCAATCATCATTATGGACCTAAATGGCTGACTGAAACTGTGGATCGAAATAAATGGGAAGTCGCTGAATTCCCCGGCGATGTCAAGAAAGACTTCGGTGTCTCTTTTGCCTGGAGAAAGCATAAGTAATGTACACAACAAACATTTACGTCATCACGTATAATAATTACCAACGCCTGAACGAAAACGTTATGGGTTTCTTTGAAACCACTGCCCATTTGAAAGGCCAGTTTTCGTTCAGGTACCACATTATCAATAACCATCCAAATTTTGAGCTTGCTGAACATGTTCAAGACGTTATGGTATTTCACAATTTCTTTCGCCCGATTAGGTCATGCGGCCACCTATCGCGTGATTACAATGCAGCGCTGATCCACGGTTTTGGCGATCTAACTGCACCCGATTGTGATCAAGTGATCTGCTGCCATGATGATATTTCTTGGAATAGAAACTGGTTCGAAACTCTTCTTGACATTCATGCGCAATATACTTTTTATGCTGGCGATCATGGTTGCAGCATGACTTCATACTTGCCTGATGCTATCAAGAAAATTGGCCTTTGGGATGAGCGTTTCGTTGGATTAGGGTACCATGAGGCAGACTATTATCTTCGCGCTCTGATCTATAATAAGGAAAAGAGCACGATTAATGATGGTTTCGGTGGCCGCATTTTGAATCCAACATCGGTGGTATTTACCCAACCGCCGACCAACAAAGACAAACAGAACCATATGAACGCTGCAATTGATTACCATACGATTAGTCGAAAGGTGTTTGCCGAAAAATGGGGAGTCCACCCTGAACATTGGAAAGCTCGCTTGAAGACCGTTCCGGCGGCCCCATTGATTTTGGGGTATCTCTATTATCCCTGGTTCGAGCTTGATGTGGAAACTTTGGATGCGCAACGCTATGTGTATCAACCAAAAGGGTTGGAACACTTTTTGGATGATTGGAAATAATATGGAAAAGGAATTACTTGCAGAAGTACACCCAGATATTCCGTACAATCTGGTTGAAGAAGTTGCTAAACTGGTATATGGCGACGATGAAGATAACAGTAAGAGATTTGCATTGTTTCTAATTTTAAGAATTAGAAATGCACTGCGAAAGAATCAGGAGAAGTCTTAATTATGAAAAATTTTCCGGTGACAACGGTTAATATCGATGAAGCGCTTTATCGCTTTTATTCGCATCGTGCAAGTTGCTATGAAAAGGAAATGGTTGCCTACGCCAAGATGGCCAAGGAATTTCTCAATAAGCCGTTCGATCACCCCAATGGTATTGTGGGCAATTATGAATGGCATGAAGCCTTTGACTACGAAAAGTATCTGTTTTTTGATTTGTCTACTGAACAACCACTTGTCGATTTTTCTTTTTCAACAGTCGTCGACTTCGGTTGCGGCCCAGGTAGAATGGTCAACCACGCCAGAAAACTGTTCAAGAAAGTTGATGGTATTGACGTTTCTGACTATGCGCTGAACTACGCCAAAGAAAATTACCCAGACAGCGACTTCTATACGTCGTCTGGCGTTGATGTTGGTGACGTACCTGATGATACATATGACATCGCCTACTCGACAATCTCAATCCAACACATCCCTTGTTGGTCGATACGTGACAACATAATCAGGGGTCTGCATAATACCTTGAAGCCGGGCGGTTGGTTATCTATTCAGATGGCATATAATCCAACCATCAAGGCTGGTGTATGGTCGCATGATTCAGAGCATGCCAGCTACGATTCCGATTTCTGGAATGCGCAGGCAACCAACGGGCACGCCGATGTGGTGATTAATGAAGACGACTTGATCAAGGTATACCACAATTTTTCTAGAATTTTTTCCAATATGAAGATGGGTATGGTCAATGTCAGCAACCTATATGCCAATCTGAATGGCCAGCATCATAGTGATTATTGGGCGACGGACTGGCTCTGGATACAAGGGCAAAAGATGTGAAAATCAAGGTTTATATTCAAACCTATGATGATCCTGATGCGTTGCATAATAACCTTGAAAGTCTTTATACGAATATGGGACCGAAGCCAGACAATGTGAACCTAGACGTTTTTGTCATCAACAATCATCCCAATTTTCGACTTGATCCAAAATTCGATAAGGTGGTCGTATATCATGATGCTGTTAGACCTTCTTGGAGTACCGGGCATCCCGCGCGAACTTGGAATGCGGCCTTGATGCTTGGGTTTAAAGACTTGAATAATCCAGACTGTGACCTTGTGGTGTGCATTCAAGACGACATGTTTTGGGAATATGATTGGCTACATTGGTTATTGGAGGTACACAAGACATACAATTTCTATACCTGTTCCTGGGGTGATGGTTTTTGCAGCTATATGCCGGAAGCCGTGAAAAAAATTGGTATGTGGGATGAGAGATTTTGCACCCTTGGAATTCAGGAAGCCGATTACCTTCTACGTGCATTGATCTATAATAAAGAAGGAAGCTCGATCAATGACATTGGCGTCGGTAGAATTCTGAACCCCTGGATTAAGCCTGTTGATGATGATGACCACGGTAAAGTGTGGGTTCCAGGCGAATACCATCTGTTTACAAAGCAATACTTGAAGGGTAATATAGCTAATCGCAATCACTTTGACCCTACCCCAAGGCAAGAAGCTGGGGCAGCGCATCACAGGATATCGGTCGCCGTCTGGTACGATAAATGGGGCGGTCATGTAATGCCTGAGTTCTGGACCCAAGAATTCGTCGACAACCCTACCCCACGACCTAAATGTCCAACGTATTACATGTATCCATATTTCGAAAAGGATATATATGATAAGCAGGAAAAGGGTTATTTAGCCGAAAGGTGAACCAATGCAATTGTGGATATTGACATTTCGACGGCCGGTGTCGCTCAATCGGTTGATCAGTAATCTGGGAAAACAAGGATATAATTGTAATATTTGGAGTAATGCGCCGAGCCGCGACTTGATTATCAACCCAGAAAATGAGCAATACCTAGCCGAGATTTATTTCAATTCGGTAAATACAAGCGAGGCGTCGTCATGGTGCGCCCGTGCCTGGAACAGTATTTACATCAAAGGATTCGAGTATGACGATGAAATTGTCTGTTTACAAGATGATACCGACGTATCGCCAAATTTCGTGCAATGGATCGAAGAAGAGAAGCAGCGCTATGACTTCATGTTTGGCCCAGCGGGCGACCAATTTCATTACATTCATAAACGTGTACTGCAGAAGGTTGGTTGGTGGGACGAAAGATACAACGGCTGCCTTTGTGGCGATGCCGAATACCTGAAACGTGTCTATTTCGAATATAACAAGGATCGCGTATCGGTTGAGGAAAATCATGGCTGGGGTTTTACACACAATCCATCAGGTATTGCACAACATGTCATTCCATGGAACCAGCACAACATCGTCGAACCAGACTATAAAAATCAATGGACACAGCTTGAAGAATTGGACGGCGACAAGGCGATCCCTCGCCCTAATATTTTTAACACCAATATTCCAGTGATCCAAGCACGACGACATTTCGTGCAAAAGTGGGGGGTACCCCTTGAAGCGTTCAAGCCAGTGATCCATGACTATAAGCGGTTAATGCCTGAAATCGATTATTACCCTTGGGCGAGTAAGAAATTTGGCATCACGAAATATGTAGATCAAGAGACTCAGGAGAACTGGACCTATGGGTAATATGAAGATATGGATACTGACATTTAATCGCCCCCATGCTCTCAATCGGCTAATCAATCAATTGGGTAATCAAGGACAAGGAGTGTGCATTTTATCCAACCATCCAACGCTGAAAATTGCGAAAGTAAATGAACAGTTTTTAGACAGAGTGATTATTAACACCTTGAATTCGCCAGACTCGAATGCCTGGACTGCTAGGGCATGGAATGTCATTATGCAGAAAGCCTTCGAGCACACCAACGATTTGGTTGCCTTGCAGGACGATACCAGCATTAGGTCAGGATTTATCGAACATCTTAGCAAGCAACGGGAGCACTACGACTTCATTGCGGCCAGCGGCGGTGATCAGTTTTTTTTCATTCGCAAAAGCGTATTGCAAAGAACGGGATGGTTTGACGAACGCTACATTGGTAGTTATTGTCAGGATGCTGACTATTGGAAGCGCGTCTATATGGCCTATAACCACGATAGGCTGCGCGACAGAATTAGCATTGAGGAAAGCCACAATTGGGGATTCAGTTGGAACGCGTGTGGATTGTTTGACTACATCGATACCGAAATGCACGTCAAAGCGATTGATCCCGACTATGTGAATCAGCATTATGAGATTGAGCGCATTCATAATTCCACCACCGACGACAATCCAACACTCAAGTATTGTCAGCAGCATTTCAAGGACAAGTGGGGAATTGAATTGGATAATGGCAAGCCGGTAATTGCCGATCTTAACCGAAAGATGCGTGACATAGATTGGTACCCAGCATATAGTAAGAAATTCGATATCACATTTTACGATCAACAGGAGAAAGAACTTTGAAAATCATCTCACATCGCGGTTGCCTATTCGGCCCCGATCCAACCATTGAGAATACGCCGCAGGCAGTTGAAAAAGCCTTCGATAAAGGTTTTGATGTTGAAATAGATATGCGGGTCAATCGCGAAGGCGTTTATCATCTTGGGCATGATAGCCCTGATACGCAAATTCGTCTATCTCAGTTATTAGCTTGGACAAAAAAAGGCACAGTTTATTGTCACTGCAAAGACCTATATACACTTACGGAATTTGCTTCAAAATTTTATCGTGCTGAAAGACTTATCCCTTTCTTTCATGATTGCGACGATGCCATTCTGTTAACAAATGGAACTGTATGGGCGCACCCTAAAGCTCTTCGTGAAATAAAGGACAATTGCTGGCCTGGATCAACAATTGCTGTTGTGCGTGGACATCCAGGCTACAGCAGATGGAAACGCTTTTATGCAGTGTGTACTGATTATCCAGTCGACTTAGCTCGTCAATTACTCAAAAAGGAATATACTCATGGAGATTATTGAGACTGAAATTGTTCAGCGCGAGTGGGATGGTCGTTGGGAGAAGGTTGCCGAGATTATTGACAGGGAAAACGAATACCATTATACTGACGAATCTGGAGTCAAAATGTCATTGACCCCTACCCGTTGGGTTACGATAGCTGTGTACGATTTTCTAATGGATGAAAAGGAATAACAATGACAAAAGACATCAAGCTACTGAAAATGGTTACAGGTGAAGATTTGATAACCGAAGTGATCGATGAAAAAGAGAACACTTTGTTGATCAAGAATCCAATTCGTGTGATACTTGTGCCTAATCGACCGGGCAGTGACCCCAAAGCTCCAACCGTCGCATTTGCTCCATATTTGGAATTTGCTGAAGATAGCACCACAATTGCATTGGACAAAAGGCACGTCATTGCTGTAGTAAAGCCCATTAAGGAATTTATAGGCCAGTACAATTCAATTTTTTCGAAGGTTATCATGCCACAGGCGAAGCTGTTTGTCCCTGGAGAATAAGCTTTGAGCTACTACACCAGCGTTAGCACCTATGGCAAACACATACTGGTCAGGGCAGTCGAGAACGGCAGGCGCGTCAACAAAAAGGTCGAGTACAAACCGACATTGTTCTTGCCATCGCAAGCCCCAACCAAATTCACGACGATCCATGGTGCATACGTCAAGCCAACCAAGCCGGGGAATTTATGGGATTGCAAGAAAAAGATCGAACATTATGAAGGCATCGACAACTTCAAGGTTTATGGTCAGCGTAAATACGATTACGCCTGGGTTGCTGATGAGTATCCTGATGAAATTGCCTGGGACCGTAAAGGTATAGTCGTTGCGTTTCTTGACATCGAGACCGGCCCGGAAGGTGGTGGTGGCTTTGCTTCACCGGAAACAGCCAAGGGGCCGGTGACCGCCATTGGCATCAAGATTGGCGATAGGTGTACTGTGTTTGGCTAC